ACTGGACGCGTACATCACGCCCCGGCATCGGGAACTCGAGAAGTACAAGCGCCTGACCCTCGGTCGCCGTGTCCTCGTCAAGATAGTTCCGGTCGATGCGGAACCGCTTAAGCAGCGGCCAAATGCCCGTCGTGTCCGGGGCATTCCACGACACACCAACCGCGTCCTGAAAATCCGCCGGAAGCAGATACGCATACTTAGTGCCATCAAACTCGAAAGTGAAGTTGTCCAGCGCCATCAAGTTGATCGACTTGATCGTGTCATTCAACGCCCGCTGAACCATCAACTTCGGGTACAACGGGTTGTTACGCACAACCGTGTTGACGCCATGCGATGCCGCTGCTGAACCCTTCCAGCCTCGCCCGCCGGGAAGAATCGTGGCGGTACCAGCCTGCTTATTGATGCTCTTAATGAACACCAACTCGCTCCCGATCTCGACGATCCCCCGGGAAACCTGAGACGCGTCATCTAGAGTCAACGTCAAATCATCCGCATCAACGGCCTGCGTTATGACAGTGATCGACTCCTGATTACGCACATACGACGACACCTCAGCGAGAGTGTCCTCAACCATTTGCGTGAAACTGCTCACGCCTTCACCGCCCTACCAAGAACGTCCGAGGCCCGGACGGCAGCATTAATGTCCTTCAACTTCGTAGTCTTAGGCTGAATCCCCTGCTTCCGCGCAGTCCGGTACGCGTCCAGTTCGCGATCGTTCGAGTGGGACCACGCGCGAATGTGAAGATCCTGATACGTCAACGTGGACGCCTTACAACCGAAGCAGCCATCCACGTACTGCGGATGCGTACGTTCCCGATGCAAACCCATTAAGACTCCGAGATGTATTGGCCGTACCCGGCAGCCGTCAACTCGGCTGCCAAGTCGGCAGTGATCTGATGCGTGTAACCTCCGCGAAGAACAACATCACACGAATCCAGAAAGTCACCCTGCGGCGTCATCACGGTCCGCCACGTGCCGTTTTTCTTCACAACCGTCTTACCGATCCGCTGCGTAACAAACCACAACGGATCAGGGCGCCCCGGCTTGTACAGCAACACTGGGCCACGAAAGACAGGCATCACCACTTCTCCTTGTCCGCCCAGTACGCCGCCGACAACTTGCCCTTCTTGATGTTCTTCGCGTGACGTGCCTTAAACGAGGCCCGCTTCTTACGCATCGCCTCGCCCTCACCCGGCTTAGGTGCCCCAGCAGTCTTAGCGCCCTGCTCACCGAAACGAATCGTCTTCACCTTGCCGCCCTCCTTGGCGACAACAATGTGACTCTTCTTCGGATGATCCGGGGTGCGACGTGCCTTGTTGAACCCACTCACCCCGGCACGCTTCAGGCGCGGGTCCGCACTATCTGCCACGGCCAGCCCGCATGTTGTCCACAAGATTCGGGTACTTCCGGCCAGCAGCCTTCGCTGCAGCCCGAGCCTTAGCAACCTGAGCGGCAGTCAACTTCGTTGACTTCTTCTTAGGATTCGGGCGTTCCCACACAGGTTTCTTAACCGGCATCTACTTGCCCTTACGATGCTCAGGCTTCTGCGCGGCAATCTTGCCGCTCGTGTTCGATCCGAGACCGGACTTGTTGCCGGGGATCATCACGTCATTAACGTCTTTGCAGCCACACGAGGCGCACATGTTTTCTCCTTAGATGCGGGAGGGGGCCGCTTGTGGCAGCCCCCTCCCAAATTGATCTAGTCGAACTAGATGCTGGACTCGCAAGTGATGACGTAGCGAGCCTCCGGGCGGTAGATGTTCCACCCGAGGAGGGCCTTCCAGCCCACGTGCCTGAAACGCATCAAGCGATCAGTTACGGGCCCCACGACCGTCTTCGGCTCGTAGGTCACGGCCTCGATCAGGGCCTGCTTGCCCAAGATGATCACCTTGTGATCCTTGGACGAAGCGGTTCCCGCCGGGGACACGGCAGCCGAGGTCACGTTCGACGCGGTCTTCGCGTAGGAGAACGTGGTGTCCGTCTTCGCCGTGATCACGTAGGTGCCGTTGAACGTGGAATCAACACCAGCAACGGTCACGTTCTCGCCAACCTCGAAGCCGTGATTGGCTGAGGTGGTGAGGGTCGCGACATTGCTCGTGAGTGCCTTGTTCGTCACCGAGCGGGTAGCGGAGGAGGCCTGCTCGACACGTGAAGACTCAATGAACTTCACGCCCTCGTAGACGCCCACCTCGCCCGACCAGATGTTACCGACGCCAGCCTCGGTGTAGGTGTGAGGCTCACGCCACACGTTCGCGCCCGAAGTCGCAGCCTCAGTGCGGAGGTCATACGACACATCCGGGTGAAGCATTCCGACGTAGAACGCGCCGTCCTTCGGCTGCACGTTTGCGCCACGCAACTTCGCGACAGCGCGACGAACGTCGGCAGCCTGAAGAGTGCTGGTTGCGCTAGCGGTCTTGTCAACACCGTTGACGACAGCCTCGTCTGCCGCCGAAGAACCCTCGAAGCGACCCGTCGCGCGGTTGACAAGCACGTTGTACACGAGCGCGTCAAGAGAATCGCGCTGGTTGTAGGCGAGCATGTCCGCAACAGCGGGGTCGATTGCCGAGAGGGACTCCAGAGCGAGACGCTCCGTCGTGGTGACGGCATTGCCGTACTCGTTGACGGTCACCTGCACCTTGTTGGTGTTGTTCAGGGCGACAGCGTCAACATCGTCATTCTCGGTGAGAGCCGAGGTGACGCGGGACAGGTCATTGTGAAGTTGGAACACGACGGTCGCACCGGGGTTGGTGAGATCCACGGGCCGCTTGTCCGCGAACTTGCGGAACATCGGCTCGCTACGCAGTTCCATCTCCACGAACTTGTCGTAAGCAGTCTGAATAAGGTTAGTCAGAGTGCTCGTGGAAGTGGTTGCCATAGTTGGCTTCTACCTTCTGTGAGTTGGATTGATTGGCTTGTCAGCCGCGCAGCAGCGCCTGAAGTTCCTCAGGTGTGCTCGCTGCAGCAATCCTTGCTGCAAGATCTTGACCCAGTTCCGGGTCAATGCCGCCTTCCTCAACGGCTGACATCAGTTCAGCGGCACGAACCGACTCGGAATCCAGAGCGGACTCCTTGTCGCCCACGAGCCCGACACCGAACACGTCACCGTATTCGGCAAGCCACGCCTCCAAGTCATCAACGTCCTCGACAGAATCGGGAACGAAACTCGCAACCTTCGGGTTAACACCCATCTCGACCAGCACCTCAGCAATATCTTGCTCTCGTGACTGAACCAAGAGTTCTTCCAGTTGACTGTCTCGATCCTTCAACGCCTTCGACAGTTCATTGACTTGCTTACGTAGTTGCTTGACAAGGTCCGAACCTGACGGTTCAACGTCCAAGTCCAGAACATCATCGTCGTAATCGCTCATGTAACAATCTCCCTCTTCATGGTTGTGTGATGACGCCACCCGCGAACACGGCAAGGGGCACCGGGTTCGGCTGTGACTATCGGTCTTCGTACGCATTCCGAGGCCGATCGATTCGGAATGGAGTGGACGTGCCCAGAATCGAACTGGGGTTTGGACAATTTCAATTTTTCAAAAGAAATTTGTCCACTGACCTGTCACGCCCCGACCTTGGCCCGCCCACCGTCCGGAAGGCTGCCAAGTGTCGTTTCACTAAACGTCTTGCATTCTCGTCAAACTCGTCTTGTCGATAGCGCCCTGCGCGTTAAACGCCGCCCGCTCCTTCGAAGCGAACTTGCGGCGCTTCCGACCAGACTCCACGCCACCCTGCATGTTCAAGGTTTCCCGCACCAGATCTTTGAAATCAAGCGGCTGCCCATACAGGCTCCCCAGTCTGCGAACATCAGCATCCAAGGCGCCAGCAGTGTTCAGGGCCTCCTCGGCCTGACCAGACTTGCCGAGATCCACGATCTCTTCCGAGAAGCCTTTATCGATCACGAGGCCCTGACGGTCGGCCATGCCGCCGACCTTCGATGCCTCAAACACGCGCTGCAGTTCCGTGCGCGAGTTCAGGCCGAAATCATCAACCCCGGCCTGTGCCGCCTTCGCGGCACGGCCCTCAAGAATCGGCATAGCCCGAGTCGGGTCAAGCAGG